ATACACATGAGACTTTCAATCTGCAAACCCATGTGATAGAATTATAGTCGGGAACAGCGTGTTCCCCCTCCTTTTGAATAGGGTACAGAAAGACGTCCTTTCGAGGGCGTCTTTTTTGTACCCGCTTTCAGAGGACCACGAAGAAAGGACGGTGTGAATCATGGCGAAGATCACGAAGAAGAATGAAGTCTTCTGTGAAGAATATCTGATCGACCTGAACGCGACCCAGGCCGCGATCCGCGCCGGATATTCTCCGAATACCGCGGGAAGTATTGGTTTTGAATTGCTGAAGAAACCTGAAATTCGCGCGCGCATTGACCAGGCGATGGCCGAAAGGTCGAAGCGGACGGGGATCAACGCCGACCGCGTCCTTCGCGAACTGGGAAGGATCGCCTTCCTGAATCCGAAGGACGTGATCGACCTGAACACGGCCGAAGTCCTGGACACGGCCACCGACGACGACCTGGCCGTGATTGCTGGCGTTAAGGTGAAACAGACCCCGACGGAGTTAGGAACGAGCGTCGAACGTGAAGTGAAGATGGCCGATAAACTGAAGGCCCTGGAACTGTGCGGCCGTCACCTGGGAATGTTCAAGGATAACCCCGAAGCGAACGCCCCCGTGACGGTGGTGATCAATTATGACTACGGCGGCGAAAATTGAGTTCAAAGCGTCAGCCCAGTTCAACCCTGTCTTCCGCCCTGTCAATGAGTGGCGCGGCCGCTATCGTATTCTGAAGGGATCGGCCGGTTCCGGAAAGTCCGTGAACATCGCCCAGGACTATATAGCGAAGCTGTCTGACCCCGCCTATACCGGCGCGAACCTTCTGGTCGTCCGAAAGATCGAGGAAACGAACCGCGATTCCACCTTCGCGGAACTTCAAGCCGCGATCTATCGAATGTTCGGCCCATACGCTGACCGCTTCTGGAAGGTCAACCTGAACCCCCTGGCCCTGGAATGTAAGATCACGGGAAACCGGATCATATTCCGCGGCGTGAAGGATCAGCGCCAGCGCGAGAAGGTGAAGTCGATCACCTTCAAGAACGGAAAACTGGTCTGGATATGGTGTGAAGAAGCGACGGAACTTCTTTCCGAGGACGTCGACATTCTGGACGACCGTCTTCGCGGCAACCTGGGCGGCCTGAACCCGAATCTGTACTACCAGATCACAATGACCTTCAACCCCGTCAGCGCGACGCATTGGATCAAGGCCAGATACTTCGACAAGGCCGATCCGGACGTCCTGGCCCACCATTCCACATATAAGAAGAACCGGTTCATAGACCCCGCATATTACCGCCGCATGGAGCGACGCAAAGAGGAAGACCCCGAAGGGTATCGCGTTTACGGCCTGGGCGAATGGGGCGAACTGGGCGGCCTGATCCTGACGAACTTCGAAGTCCATGACTTCAAGACCACCAGGGACGCCTTCGACGCCTTCTATTACGGCCAGGACTTCGGCTATAACCACGCGAACGCAATCCTGGGCGTCGGCTGGAAGGACGGCGAAGTTTATATCTGTTCCGAAGTCTATGTCTTTGAGAAGGACACGGAAGAGATCATCGGCCTTGCAAACCAGGCGAAGGTCGACCGGCGTGTGGAAATGTTCTGTGATTCCGCAGAGCCGGACCGGATCAAGACCTGGCAGAAGGCCGGCTTCCGCGCCTACCCCGTGAAGAAAGAGCCTGGAAGCGTGAAGGCACAAATCGACTGGCTGAAGGGCCGGAAAATCCACATTCACCCTTCCTGTGTGAACGTCCTGAAGGAAGTTCAACAATGGAAGTGGAAAAAGGACCCGACCACGGGCCTTTATATCGACGAACCCGTGGAGTTCATGGACGACGCTATGGCGGCCCTTCGCTATTCCGTCGAACGACTCCGCCGCGGTTCCGCTATTGAAGTTTTGAAATAAGGGAGTGACACCACATGGCCGAATATTCCGTCATGGACCGGATCAACATGATTATTTCCGATCCGGACCACGCGACAATGACCATGGCCCAGATCGTGACCGAAGAGATCAGGGAGTTCAAGGCGTCCGAACAGTACGCGAACATGATCCAGGCCGAAGCCTATTACAGAAACCGGACCGACGTCCAGCGGAAGACGAATGACGTCGCGAACCGGTCGAATACCAGGATCGAACACCCGATTCTGAAGAAGCTGGTCGACCAGAAGGCGAACTACCTTCTGGGGAAGCCCTTCACCGTGGACACGAAGAACAGTTCCTACGGCGACGCCCTGAACGACGTCTTCGACCAGACCTTCCGCCGGAAGATCAAGTCCCTGGGGAAGGGCGCCGTGAAGTCCGGTATTGCATGGCTTCAGCCCTACTTCGACGACGGGAAACTGGCCTTCATGCGAATCCCGTCCGCGGAACTGGTCCCGATCTGGCGCGACGCGGAGCGAACGAAGCTGGACGCCTTCATTCGCTTCTATGACCAGGTGATCTACATCGGCACCAGAAAGCACACGATCACCCACGCCGAACTGTGGTGGACCGGCGGCGTCAAGTATTTCAAAACCGACGCCTTCGCCGGCACCATCGCCGGCGACTTTATCGTCGACACCGAACACGGCGATGAAACCAACGACTACACCGAACCCCATTTCACCGTCGGCAACAAAGCCTACAACTGGGACACCGTCCCGATCGTCTGGCTGAAGTACAACGAAGAGGAACTTCCCCTTTGCTACTTCATCAAGGACCTGATCGACGACATCAACTGGCAGACGTCCGTGACCGCCGACGTCCTCCGCGACGTGGCGAAGTTCATCTATATCCTGAAGAACTACGGCGGCCAGGACTTGGGCGAGTTCATCAAGGACCTGAAGGAACACATGGCGATCAAAGTCACCACCGACGGCGGTGTGGACAAACTTCAGGCCGACCTTAATATCGACGCCGTCATGGCCTTCCTGGATAAACAGCGCCGCGACGTCTACGACTTCGCCGCGGCCGTCGACACGAAGGACCCTGACCTGGGGAATGCGTCCGGAACGGCGATCAACTTCCGCTATATGGACCTGTCGTCCGACTGCGATTCCCTGGCGACCGAACTGAAGGACACCTTCCAGCGCCTGAAACTGTTCATCGACGTTTACCTTCAGATCGCCGGCAAGGGCGACTTTTCGAAGGAAACCTTCGACATCGTCTTCAACATGGACCTTCCCGTCAACGAAACCGACGTGATCCAGAACGCCGTCGCCAGCGAAAGTCTTCTGTCGAAGCGGACGATCCTTCAGAACCACCCCTGGGTGACGGACGCCGACGAAGAAATGGAGCGGATCGACGCAGAGAAGAAGGCCGCTATGGAGGAATACGGCGAAGGCCTGTTCGGCGACGCCCTGGGCGCCGGCAAGGGCCAGAACGGCCAGGGCGACCCCGTGAATGGCGGTGGAGCCGATGGCAACGAATAACCGTGACTACTGGGCCGAACGCGCCCTGACGCGCGAGAACGAAGCCTATCTTCGCGGCGCGAACCTGTCGGGGAAAATGTTCAGGGAGTACGAAGCCGCGGCGAAGTCGATCCGAAGGCAGATCGACAGCTTCTATTCGAAGTACGCCGGCAAGTACGGCCTGACCTACGACCAGGCGGTCCGCCTTCTCAACCGGAAGGAGTTCCAGGAATGGAAGGCCGCCCTGGGCGACTATGTCGCCACCATCGAAGCCACCACCGACCCCAGCGTGAAGGCGGTCCTGAAGGCGCAACTGGACGCCCTGTCGGCGAACAGTTCCATTTCCCGCCTGGAAGCCCTTCAAGGTCAAATCGACCTAATCCTGAACGACCTGTGGAAACGCGGCGTCGAGCAGATGAAGGAAGAACTGGGCGAAGGCTTCGTCGAAGGCTACTACAAGAAGTCCTATGACCTCCAAAGCCGCGCCGGCTTCTACAATGAGATCGCGAAGATCGACGCTTCCGCCGTCGAAGACGCCGTGTCCTACCCCTGGTCCGGTGCTATGTTCTCCGATCGTCTGTGGCAGTCGAAACAGGCGCTGATCTTCAACACACGCGAGATCATCACCCAGGGCCTGATTCAGGGAAAGAGCGTGGGCGTTATGGCGTCCGCCCTTTCTTCCCGAATGGGCCAGTCCTACAAGAACGCCGAACGCCTGATCCGCACCGAAACCGCCCATATCCACGCGGAAGCCGACAGGAAGGCCTACAAGGAAGCCGGCGTCGCGGAATATGAATATATGGCCGCGGTCAATGAACGCACCTGTGACACTTGCGGCGGCCTGGACGGCCGGCGTTTTAAGGTGTCCGACGCGGAACCTGGCGTCAACTACCCGCCCATTCACCCGAACTGTCGCTGTACGACGGTCGAATATGACCCCGAAGAGGCCCTGGACTGGCTGAACAGCGGGGAGCCTATGCCGAAGCGGACCACCTATCAGGAGTGGTACAGCCGGCAGACGGCCGCAAACGGTCAAGGTTCGGTTGAAGTCGAACGGAAGAAGGCGTATAATATCAAGGCAGACCAGGAGCAATTCGACGCCTTCCTGGGCGTCCTTCCGGACGGCGAAGTCCCGTCCACCATGGACGCCTTCCAGAACGTGAAATACACGAATCCGGAGGAATGGCGCCAGATGAAGGCGAAGGTCCGCCTTTACAACAGCACCGCCAGCCGCGGCACCCTTCCCGAAGCGGCGTCCGCGTCGGCGCCCCAGGACAAACTTCAGGGCTATCTTCTGAACCACGAACACCCCCGCGGGAAGGAAAAGGCCCATGTGATCAACCAGGTCCTGGGCTACAATGTGGAAAACTGGGAAACCTTCCAGAAGAAACTTCTGACGGAGGTCCAGAAGTCCCCTGTGACGAAGACCGTGTCCACGCAGTTCGGCGAACGGTACACCGTCCCCGTGATCCTGTACGGCCGGAAGGACCGCTTCCTTCGTCTGAACACCGTCTGGCAGATCGACACCGGCGGGAAGGACCCGCATTTCATCACGGCAACGCCGGAAAGGAAGAAGTGACAGCCTATGTTTGAATTATATGACACCGTCGTCCTTCTGGAAGACGACCCTGACACCGGCGTCAAGGCCGGCACGGAAGGGACCGTCGTCTATATCCAGGGCAACGGGGAAGCCTACACCGTCGAGTTCTTCGACGAAAACGGGGACACGATCGAAGACGCCCTGTTCAAGGACTTCCTTCCGTCACAACTGAAGAAGAAGTAAACGTCGGCCGACCGGCCGGCGTTTTCTTATACCCTTTTCCAGGTGGAACAGGCGTCGCCTTCGGGCGGCGCCTTTTTCATAATACAAGCCGCACCCGTCCGGCGACCAGGCGGGACCGCGAAGGGCGTGGAAGCCGCCATATAAACAGCGGAGAAAGGAACACCTATGATCATTGAAGGAATCAGAAATCTTCTGGGCGAAGACCTGGCGAAGCAGGTCGAAGCGGCGCTGAAGGGCAAGGGCAAGGACGGAAAGGACGTCGACCTGGTGATCGGGAACGACGGGACCTTCGTTCCGGCCGAAAAGTACAACGGTGCCAACAGCGGGAAGGCCAGCGCGGAAAACGCCCTGAAGGCGGCCGCGGAAGCCCTGAAGGCTGTCGGCGGTTCCGGCGATCCGGCGAAGATCGCGGACGACGTCAAGGTCGCGAAGGAGAAGTTCGACACCCTTCAGACGACCCACGCCGCCGAACTTGCGAAGATCAGCAAGCGATCCGCCCTTCAGATGGCCTTGAACGGGAAGGTCTATGACCCTTCCGACATCATCGGCCTTCTGGACATGGACAAGATCGAAGTCAGCGACGACGGAAGCCTGAAAACCGACCTGGAAGGCCTTCTGAAGCCGATCAAGGAGTCGAAGGCGTACCTGTTCAAGGAAGACCCCGCAAAGACCCCACCCGTCCACGGCGCGACGCCGGCCGATCCTGGCCCGAAGACGCCGCCGGCGGCCGGCAAGGTAGACGGCCCCGTCTGCCTGTAAACCACACCACCATAAACGAAAGGAATGATACACAATGGCAAGAACTAAAGCTATCAGCCTGATCCAGAGCGGTTCCACGAAGGCCGAACTGGCCGAACTGTCCGGCCTGGTGATCGCGAACATTCAGAAGGACACCCTGGCCCAGGGCCTGAAGTCCCAGGCATACACCGGCAACCCCGCCAGCGGTTCCGTCGAGTTCAAGCGTTTCAAGAACAGCGCGTCCCAGCCCTACGGCACCGCGCGCACCGCGAACAAGGGAACCGCGATCACCGTTCCCCCGACCCCTGTCAACCTGGACACTCACCGCGAGATCGTCGAGGAAGCCGCGAAGTTCGACCTGGACACCTTCGGCGTGACGAACATCATGGCGCGTCGCGCCGACAACCACGTCGACACCGTGGCCGCAGAGTTCGACGCCGCCTTCTTCAAGACCGCCTTCGACGCTGGCACCGCCTACACCCCCGACGCCAGCGCCACGATCGAAGAAATCCTGGAAGGCCTGATCCAGAGCGTGGAAACCGTGAAGAACGACTACGTCCGCGGCGTTCCCCGTAATCTGATCCGCCTGGTTCTGGACCCTGTCACCTACGGCAAGGCCAGAAACTACCTGGACAAGAACACCAACAACGCCAACGTCGACACCGCGGCGGAGGACTTCGCCATGTTCCACGGCGTCCGCGTCTATTCCTCCATCAATCTTCCCGTGAAGACTGAAACCGTGGAAACCAACAAGACGAAGACCACCACCTGTCACGGCGTCGCCATGATCGAAGGCGCGATCGCCCAGCCGGCGGTCATTTACCCCTACAAGGAGCCGGAAAAGATCCCCCTGTCCAACGACTACGGCGTGTCCATGTTCTTCGACTACGGCACGAAGGCCCTGACCCCCGACCTGATCTTCACCTACTCCACCAGCGTCACTTCCGCCTGATCGGCGTGATGCCCGTTTGAAAGGAGGAACAGAACGTGAAGTTCAAGCACATTAGAACCGGCGCGATCCTGGAACCCCATAGTGACTTCGTTCTGGAACAGTTCCAGAAGTCCCCTGACCTGATCCCCTTCGACGATCCGGAGCCTGTCGCCGCCCCTGGCGACGGCGACAAGCCCCTGTCGAAGTTCACGAAGGACGAACTTCTGGAAATGGCCCAGGAAGCCGGAATCGCGGTCCCTGACGGCGCGAAGAAGGCGGAGATCATCGACCTGATCGAAGCCCTGAAGCAGAACTGACGGGGCCGCCGAAAGGTGGTCTATCATGCTGAAAGAAATCCTTGCTTCCCTGGAAGGCCTGACCGACCTTGAAAGGGCCGAAGTCCTTCGGACGCTTATGTCCGGACAGACGGTCCTTCAGAAGGTCAAAACCCTTCTTGGGATCACCACGGAGGATCAGGACGACGTTCTGGAATATGTGATCCAGACCGTTCAGACCCTGGTCCTTCGCTATATCAACTGGGACGAACTTCCCCTGGAACTGGAAAACGTCCTGGCTGTCATGTGCGTCAGCTACTACAAGGCCGCCGGACTGGGAACCACCGCGGCGGCGCCTGGGGCCGTGTCTTCCGTGAAGCGCGGCGACGTCCAGACGTCCTTCGCGGTCGGTTCCGGTTCTTCCGGATCGGCCGGCACCTTCAACCTGGGGAACGACAACGGGGACTTCTTCGGCTGGAAGACAGTCCTGAACGAATACCGGAAGTTAAGGTGGTGACGGAATGGCCTTCGGAAGCCCCGTGGCGGAGCGCGCCGCGATCGAAAGCACCTATGAAGACACCGCCACCGTCTACCGGACAGCACCAAAAAGGGGCGCGAACGGCCTGTCCGCAAGCGTCCCCGACGTGGTGTATTCTGGTATCATTTGCGCGCTGTCGTATTCAGGTACAAACAGCAGTATCACCAACAAAGGAGATCGTTTCCTTCCGAAGGGCCGCGACAGTCCCTTCGGTAAATAACCTCCACCCCCAGATCGCGGCCCAGGTGAACGAACGCCTGGGCGCGGCCGCGCCGGCGGAGCCGGTGAAGAAGCCCAGCCAGACACCCAGCGGCGCAACCTTCGCCCCCTACCTGGTCC